GGCTATTTGGGCTGGCACCCAATCCGCACCGCGTGGCTAAGGCCCCACCGGTTGCCCGGTGACCACGTCGGCATCCCGAATGCTGTGACCTCGCAAGTTACCTTGTTAACCCCAAGTTCCCCAACCTGGGAGTGGCTCCCGCTTACACCCACACCCGGGACCCAATTGCTGCCTCCGCTATCCCCCATAGATAAGCTCCAGCTAGGCGGCCGCTATCAATGCTGGTCCTAACGTCTTGACACCGTAGTTAACCGCGCGGGCAATACCATTGATATATGGTTGAGATTTCTTGTAAGTGTTAAACAACCAATCCCCAGCCGCGTCGAGCTTGGCAAGAACGTGGTTGAGTGTGGCTGTTGTCCTCACCTGCGGTACCTGTGAAACAAAGCCGGTGCCTGCCTTAGGCCACCATTCAAAGACGGTGACAATCCGAATACGTGCTACAACAGAAGCCGGTGTCCCGGCGACGCTGAGCAAAATGGACTGCCGGCCGCCTGTGATGGCCAGTGTGACACCGCTGGCACCGACGCCGTCCTCGAAGCCGGGCCGCCAATTAATGGTGGCCTTCTCCGTGGGCATGCGCTCGGTGTGCTGACACAGGGACCGAAGATTGGCTGTGGTGGCGGCGAGGCCGGCACTGAAATCGTTAACAATGCCGTAGTCGACCAGCCCCAAACCAATTACGCCAGAGCGGTTGAGCTCGGTGCCCGGCCAATACACCTCAAGACAGCACGCAATTGGCCGCCAAAGAGACGTGGTAGCCAGGAACGAAGCTCCAGGTCCTGCTGTGACGCCAGTGAGGTTAAAACCTGTGGTATCAGTGGTTGCCTCCACGCTATTATTAAGCACCTGGTTGGTTCCTGGTGTGTAAACCAACGCAGCCCCAGTGGCGCCGGCTGAGTTGCCGATGATGTAGTCGGTTTCGAACCGCCCAACAAAAGCACCATTGGCACCCGGGAACACGCTGGTGGTGAGCTTAGCGTTACACGGGTCTGCGAGCAGCGCCGCGTATTCGCCAGCCATCTTGTCGAGTGTCTCACGGTAAGGGGTCACGGTACGAGCTCTAGCGCGCCTGCTGGCTCTGTTTTTGTTTTTGTTGCCTTTCGGCATTGCCTTTGCCTTGGCCATGCTGTATGGGGTTACAGCAAGAATTCGGTTCGACTGGTGGGCACTGTTGTACCCTCACCCCTGGGTTGGCCCCACTGCAAGGCCACACCACGATATACGTGCTCGAGGGCCACTTGCTCGTCAGGTGAGACGCCGAAAGCTAGCCAGTACGAGTACCGGCTGGCGGCCGTCGGTTCTGTCGCCTCACGCCTCATACCTCGGCACATGATGGCAAACCCAGTCTCCATAGTAGGGTCGGATAGCACACGTGGTGCTGCGCCTCGACGTAGCGCCGCATAGAACTCCTGCTGAACAGGTACGCCGCCGGTGAGGCTGAGGCCCCCGATACCGACAGTGTAGCGCCAGGCATCAAAGACTCGCTTGTGATCAAGGGGCTTGATGCTGATGCAGTCCTTGGCCATGGCATGTTGATGCCGCCGTACCATGACCCACGCGTCCCCGGCCCATACTGGATGTGCTTGGCAGAACTGAATCCGCTCAAAGTCACGAACAGGCTCCTCCATCTTCATCGTGAACCCGAGGGTGGCGAACCACCTGGTCATTCCACCAATGTCGAGCAACCTCAACTGGGCAGTATCCAGCACGAGAACGCAGTCGTCTCCATTGTTGGCCAGTTGCGCTTTGACCCCCTGTTTCCTGCACCAGGCGTACACCATGCTGCTCATAAGCAGGCAATTTCCCAAGCCAGTGTTCATGTCGCCAGAGAAGCGCATGCCACGGACCCGGTATTTAAGCCTACCATCATCAGCCACGGCGGTAACCTTCGTATCCAACTGCCACGACAGCAACTCTTCGAGCCGCTCCCGGTCCGGTCCGTTGAACCATGCGACGTACCGTGAATGCTCCCATTTGAGCGCATCGACGGAAACGTGTTGGTCGAACCGGCTGGCGTCGAGTCCGATTGCGACGGGCTTGTGGAACGAATCCCACTTGCGCCGCAAGATGCCTGCAACGCTCTGGGCGTTGTATCCTTTGAGGACCGTGCGCTGCCCCCACAGCTCATCAATGCTATGGTAGACAAGGTGTTCGATCTTTTTGATGTAGCGACCTACCTCAACGTTGTACCTGGGATCCCGCGGATGGATCAACCTTGGTGCAGGGTCGGCCTTGGCATAGAAAGCCACCTTCTCGGCTTTCAGGAACGCCCTTGAGCTAGCGTCGCCCCTGTGGACGGGGCGGGCAGCGAGGCTGTCAACTGCGGCTGAATAGACCATTCGTCTGCGACCCTCGTACGTGCCCACGAACTCGTCGTAGGTATACGGGGTGGTCGAACTCGTATGGCTGTCCAGCTCCGCAGCAACCCCTGCTAGCTCACTGGCTACGCGACCCGGTGCTGGTTTAGGAACGGGAATCAACTTGCCACCACTCTCGACGGCAAAGACCCGCTCAACAACACCACGTGTGAGGTTTGTAAGGTTGTTGTTGTGCACCCCGAACGCAAGCCCGGGTGACAATTGGGTGACCCTACTCACCCTTCGACCGATGCGCCGGGGTACCCGGGTGGCGCTGTCCAGTTGGGCCCACGGCACGGTGCGCTCCACTGCTGTGGTAACCCCAGCAACCACTTCGGGAAATCCCTAATCGGCCCGGCTGCGACCCCTGCCGCACAGCCATCCCCACACACCACCCCTGCGGTCTGCTGCGTATACGTCCTTACGGCGTCTGAAAGCTGCAGTCGCCTCGAGGTCCCGTGCCTCAACATCAAATGCTGTCGGCACGAAGCTCAGACTAGCAGCTAGGGGCAATATGGCCAACTGGTGTGTTGGCCGTACTCCCCTCTCACGCAGGAACTCCTGCACTAACCTGGTGACTACAAGACGATTTGCCTCGCATTCACTCGGCAGTGCAATCTTCGTCCTCACGTATGCTGCTGCCTGTCTGGCTATGCGGGGAGCCACCACTCGAACCTGTTGATTGTCCACTGGCTCGTCCCCAAACTCCTCCATCGCCACATCATCCCACTGGCGGATAAGCGTCCATGCTGTGCGCTGTGTCCGAAAGCCCACCGACCTGGTGCTGCGGCGGGGATACCGCAACAACCAGGCGGCGATGAAAATGATGATCAAGACGATGTGGATCATGGTGTTTGTGCTGTTGGTGTCGGGTTTTGGGTCGTTTCACCTGACGATTCAGGCCTGATAAGCCGCTCTACAGCGGCTCTGGGGCTAAGGTGGTGGCAGTGGCGCCCCGACTGCGGTACTGTGGCTATCGGTCCTCGTCCCGACTCCGGTTCGCGCGTGTACGCCACACCCACTATCTTCGCGTTAGCTGCACACCCGTCCCCAAGATCCTCGGTTTTTCCCCGAGGCCCCTCACCTCGAGTGCCCAATGGGCCAGTCCGTCATCGTCGGTAGTTTGCTCCAGCTGGTGGGTAGATAGCCCCCCTGGGCCGGTACATGCCACCAGGTGGAGTGGGTACATC